AGTATCCTAACCACTTGGGAGTTTTAAAATGGCAATAGAAAGCGATGTGCAAGACGCAGATTCTCGTTTGGCAGTTAAGTTTTATAAGCGAGCAGTCAAACTAGAGCATGAATCCAACGAAGCAGGCAGACCAATCTACAAGGACTTTGACTTTGTACGCATTATGGTTGCTGGGGATAATCTAACCGAAATTGATACCTACGCACAGGAAAGCCATAAACAGCGTTTCCCACGCCAATGGCTTCAATACATGGCAACTCAAGATTCTAGTAGTGAAATTATTGGAACGCCCGTAGAACAATGGCCTTTAATTAGCCAATCCCAAGCGCAAGAACTACGGGGTGTGAAGTTTATGACCGTAGAATCTATTGCTAACGCTTCTGACCTACAACTACAACGGATTGGGATGATTGCTGGTATGTCACCCCATGCGTTTAGGGATAAGGCACGGACTTTCTTAAATTTAGCTGAAGAAACCGCAGAAGCATCAAAACGAGCAGAAGAAATTAATCAGTTAAAGCAAGAACTTGCCAAAAAAGACGAGGAAAATGCTAGAATTAAGGCTGAAACTGATGCGAAGCTGGCTTTGATGCAAGAACAAATGGCGGCTATACTTGCGGCAGTTGGTGAGAAAAAACCCCGCAAAAAGAAAGCGGAAACCATAGAGGAAGCCTAAACTATGTCATCAACGATGCTCCAACTTATGCAACAGACTACTAGCGAGTTAAACCTTGCTATCCCCACTTATGTTGCTGGTAACACCAATCAAGATGTTCAACAAGTTTTAGCCCTAATGAACCGTGTAGGCTACGATTTGGTTAAGGAATTTGATTGGCAAGCCTTAGAGTTGGAGTATCGGTTTTACACCGATGCCGTGACTTTTGTAGGTGATACGGTCAGCGACAATAGTTATAACATTGTTGTTACTGGCGATGCTACCGCCCTAAACAGCAATTATTCAATTCAAGGCACAGGCATTAACCAAGATACCTATGTATCCTCGGTAACTTTTAACGGCACAACTTCTACGATTGTAATGAGCCAATTAGCTAGTGGCACATATACGGGCGTGACTTTTACCTTTTCGCAGACCAAATACGATTTGCCGCCTGACTTTGAAACCATTACGGATAATACCCATTGGGATAAAACAAAGCATTGGCAAATGTTAGGCCCTGAAGATGCTCAACAATGGCAATGGTTAAAGTCGGGTTATATCTCCACAGGCCCACGCATTAGATGGCGTATTTTGGGTAATCAGTTTCAGATTTGGCCACCCTACAACACCAAAGAATACTTAGGCTTTGAATACCGCTCAAAAGGGTGGGCTAGAAGTTCTACTGGCGCAGTTAAAAACAGCTTTACGGCTGATACTGACACAACCATCCTAGACGATACGGTAATGGTTTTAGGCACAAAACTAAAGTATTTCCAAATTAAAGGGTTTGATACTACTGCGTTGCAACAAGACTATTTCCGCTACTTAAATGTAGCTAAAGCCAACGATAAAGGTTCTGCAACCCTTAGTTTTGCCCCATATCCAAGCAAAGTGCTTATTGGTTACGCCAATATTCCTGATACTGGTTACGGGACTTAAACATGGCAGTACCACAACAACGAAGGGCAGTTACCGCTTCCGTGCCATCTCCTATTGGGGGTTGGAACGCTAGAGATTCTGTCGCTGAAATGAACCCGCTAGATGCGGTGGTTCTAGATAACTTCTACCCAACCCCATCTGAAATACAACTAAGAAAAGGCTATACCGAATACGCTACAGGCATTACTGGGCAAGTCGATACGCTAATGCAATATTCAGGTGGTTCTACAAGCAAGTTGTTTGCTGCTGCTGGTAGCACAATTTATGATATTTCTAGTGCAGGTGCAGCGACTTCTGTTGTTACAGGGCAAGGAAGCGATAGATTGCAGTATGTAAACGCTTCTACCGCAGGTGGTAACTTTCTTGTAGCGGTCAATGGTGCAGACGCACCACTTATTTATGACGGCACAAACTGGATTAAATACGCTACAACATCAACAGCCCAAACAATTAGCAATTTAACCAGTTCAGGCACGACTTGTACCTTAGTTACTAGCGTTGCACACGGTCTAGTTACAGGCAATCAGGTCACAATTACGGGAGCAAGCCCAGCCGCCTACAACGGCACATTTAGAATTACGGTTGTAAACGGCACAACTTTTACTTATACGGCACTTTCAGCCCCAGCTACTAGCCCTGCAAGCCCATTGGGGTCATACACAGTCGCTAAATTCTTGACTGGCACTACGATTGCTAACCTTATCCACATTAATTTGCACAAAGAACGGCTGTATTTTGTAGAAACAGGCACTTTAAAGTTCTATTACTTAGGGGCTAACGCAATTAGTGGTGCTTTGTCATCGTTTGATTTAGGTGGAGTTGCCCGAAACGGTGGATACATCATGGCAATGGGTACTTGGACTTTAGATGCAGGTTATGGGGTTGACGATTACGCTGTTTTTATCACCAATAACGGTGAAGTCATTGTTTTTAAAGGTTCTGACCCATCCGACCCTACAGATTGGTCGCTAATTGGGGTATGGCAACTAGGTCAAGTCTTTGCTAGACGCTGTTTTTTCAAGTTTGCTGGCGATTTATTGTTAATCACCCAAGACGGCATCGTGCCTTTGGCTGGAGCTTTGCAATCATCCCGCTTAGACCCCCGAATTAATGTAACCGACAAGATTTATTACGCTGTAAGTCAAGCGGCAGACCTATATAACACCGAATTTGGGTGGCAAATCCACTATTACGCCAAACAGAATATGCTGATATTCAATATTCCTGTCATTGGTGGGCAACAACAGTATGTCATGCACAACATTACAAAGGCGTGGGCTAGTTTTTCAGGCATCAACGCTACTTGTTTTGAAGTCTATGACGAAGATATGTATTTTGGCGGTAATGGGTATGTCGGTAAGTTTTGGGATGGATTGTCAGACAATGACCAAAATATTAAGGCTTCTTGCCAGCAAGCATATAGCTATTTTGACGCTAGAGGGCAGTTAAAACGCTTTACGATGGTACGCCCTATCCTCTTTACAGATAACGGTAATCCAGCCGTTTTATGCGGAATAAACACCGATTTTGAAACCCAAAACAATGTGGGTCAGGTTACTTTTAACCCCGCCCTAGTATCTGTGGGCGTTTGGGATACTAGCCTATGGGATGATGCGGAATGGGGTGGTGGCAATACCATCTCTAAGAATTGGCAGGGCGTGACAGGAATCGGTTATGCAGCAGGAATTATTCTAAATATTGCATCGCAAGATATTGATGTGCGTTGGGCTAGTACGGATTATGTAATGGAAAGGGGAGCTATTCTGTAAATGCGACAAGTTACGACTGAAAACCAACGGTATTTGGGGGAATGGTTGGTTCGCATACTGAATTTTCCCCTACCTGAAACGACCCAATGTATAGGACAGTTAAAAGACGGTAATTTGGTTGCTGTAGCTGGTTATACCAACTTTATGCCAAAGGCTTGTGAAATACATATTGGTAGCGTTGGTGAGCATTGGGCAAGTAAAGATTTTATATGGGCAGTATTTGATTACCCCTTTAATAAACTTGGACTTAGCGTTATACTAGGGCAAATCTGTGCTGATAACACGGATGCCCTAAAGTTAAACCGACATTTGGGCTTTAAGGTTGTAGCTGAAATACCTGATGCCCATATGGAAGGGGATTTGGTAATTATGGCTATGAGAAAAGAGGAGTGTCGGTTTCTTAACATCCGATGCCCTCTAAACAAGGGAGAATAGTATGGGTGGTGGTGGATTTTTAGGATTAGGGCCTGCCCCAAGTGCACCTGCTGCACCTAATTATGCGGCAGCTGCACAAGCTACAGCACAAGGCAATATTGACGCTGCTCGTTTAGCGGTAGCCGCCAATCGTGTAAATCAATACACCCCTTATGGTTCGCTTGAATACACAATGTCAGGCGAGGATAAGTATGGCAACCCAATGTGGTCAGCCACCCAAAAGTTTAGCCCTGAACAACAACGACTTTTAGATATTCAAAACGAACTAAGCTATGGCGTAGGTCAGCTCGGCACAAAAGGTCTTGAATATGTTGGACAGCAATTAGAAAACCCATTTGATGTAAGTCAATTACCAAGCATCGGTATTAACCCTAGCGAAACTTACTCAGACGCTATCATGCGTAGGCTTGAGCCACAAATGCAACAAGGTCGGGAAAGGCTAGAGCAACAATTAGCTAATCAAGGTATTCAGATTGGTTCTGAAGCTTATGACCGAGCTATGCGTAACTTTGACCAAAGACAAAATGATTTGTTGTTAGGTGCTCAAACACAAGGTTTACAAGCTGGTTTACAAGCCCGTCAACAACAATTAGGCGAGTTAGCTTATCGCAGAAACGAACCTTTAAATGTGTTAAGTGCATTGCGTACTGGCTCTCAGGTTACATCGCCAACTTATGTCAATTCTGCCCAACAAGCGACAACTCAAGGCCCTGATTTATTGGGTGCAGCACAAATGCAATACAACGCTCAAATGGGTGACTTTAATGCTCAACAAGCCGCACAAGCTAACTTTAATCAAGGTTTAATGGGTTTAGGTGCTGCTGGAATTATGAAATATTCAGACCCACGCACTAAAGAAAACATAAAGGCTATTGGTGTAATGAATAACGGCTTGACCTTGTATAGCTTTGAATACAAAGACGAGTTTAAAGAGCGTGAATTTGGCGGTCATGGCGTTCATGTTGGCGTTATGGCTGACGAAGTAGAGCAAGTATTCCCATACGCAGTTAAAACCCTTGATGACGGCTATAAAGTCGTAGATTACGGACTAATACCATGATGGACTTTAATCCCTATTACCTTGCCATGAACCCAATGGGCAATCCAAGACCACAAACACAAGATTTGGGTGGTTTAGCCCCTGTGTTTCAAAACATTGCACAACAGCAAGCCAATCAAAATATGGCTATGCAACAAGCTCAAGGACTAACTCAAGACGCTGGGCGTACTGCTCAAGGCGGTATGAACCCGTTAGCTATGGCAATGATGCTAAGAAAAGGTCAAAAATCCGACCCTTACGCTAATGCTCAAGATGCTATGAACAAGTATGGTGCAAGCAATGTTTATGGTTATGGCGGTCAAGGTACTGTGCCTACCCAAATTACAGGGCAAGACCAATATGAACCTGTAAAAAATATGCCATCGGTAGGTGCTTATGGTCAACTTATTCCTAGCAATTAAGGATTAATCATGGCTCAACCACAAACGCTAAATCTTGCAGGTAGCTTACCACCTGAAATACTGCAACAACAGCAGGCATTAACTCGCCAACAGCAATTAGCTAATTTGCTTACCCAACAAGGGTTGCAACAACCACAAGGTCAAATGGTAAGTGGGCGTTATGTTGCGCCTAGCTTTTTTCAATATTTAGCACCTTTGGCTCAGTTATATGCAGGTCAAAAAATTTCTGAAAAAAGCGATAAGGCAATGCTTGACCTTGCTGAACAGCTACGCAAAGGCAAAGAAGAAGAAACACGAGCAATTATGGAGCAATTAAAGCCCCGTGATGTGCAAACTGAAATGGCTGGGCCATACACAGGTAATGTGCCTATGCCAGTTGCTACACAAACTTTACCGCCTGACTTTCAAGCCGCTACTAATTTAGCGTTGCAATCTCGTTATGGTGCTGGTAAAGAACTGTTGCCTACCCTAATTAATCGTGCGTTGCCTGAACCAATCAAACCTACGACCGATATGCAAAACTACGAATTTGCAAAAGCGCAAGGGTTTAAAGGCTCATTTAACGACTTTAAACAACAAATTACACCATATCAGCAAGCGCAATTAAAGCTTGACCGTGAAAAGTTTGAATTTGAAAAAGGACAAAAAACTGGCGGTAAAGATTTAACTGAAGCCCAAGGCAAAGCTTCTGCTTTCCAAAGCCAAATGGTTTCAGCTAGTAACGCTGTTAATACCCTTGAAGCTAATGGCTTTGACCCCACATCTTTTAAATCACAGACCGCAGTTCGATTGGCTGGCGGCGTTGCAAACCCAGCTATTCCTGTTGCTGCACAACAATACAAACAAGCCCAAGACCAATGGTCAGAAGCATATTTACGCTTTAAAACTGGTGCTGCTGCAACTGAACAAGAGGTACAACGCAATAATCGTACATTCTTCCCCGTGTTTGGTGACAAACCTGAACAAATTGCTCAAAAAGCTGCGGCTCGTGAACAAGCAGAACGAGATATTGGGATTGCCGCAGGGCGTGGCGCTGGTTTAGGCGCACAACCAATTGGTCAACAACCTAAAGTAGAAAAACAAGAAAAACCAACTGGGTTGCCAAGTCAATCCGCTATTGATGCAGAACTAAGACGCAGAGGATTAAAGTAATGGATTTATCCAAACTTTCAAATGCCGATTTGTTAGCCCTAAAAGGTGGCGATTTATCTAAACTTTCTAATGAAGGTTTAATTGCTTTACAACCTACACCTACACAACCTACTGCGTCAGAATTTGCTGAAACAGGCGGTGGCGCTGTTGTTGGCAGACCTATGCGTGGTGTTAGACTCAATGTTCAGCCTACACCTAGACCCTTAGAATCATTTGCTGCTGGAGTAACAAAATCTGCTATTGACCCATTATTAGCTGGCGCACAAGCCGTCACAGGTGGGCGTGGTGGTGTAAGTGAAGCAGTTAAGCGGTTAGCCCAAGAATCACAAGTTTATGAAGAAGCTAATCCAGCATCATATATTGGTGGTCGTATAGGCGGTGCAGTATTGCCAGCCGCAGGGGTAGCAAAGGGCGTAGGCATGATTCCTAGTTTTGCTCGTGCTAATCCTTATGTTCAAGGCGCAGCGTTGGGCGCAGCTACGGGGGCTATGACACCCGTAGAAACAGGCGCAACTGGCGCACCAATGTATCAACAAGCCGCAGAAAATGTAGCTACAGGCGGTGCGATTGGTACGGCAATTCCTGTAGTTGGTCGTGGCATACAAGCCGCAGGTTCAGGTATTCGTAGAGCTTTAGGGCTTACTACAGGTGCAGGAGAAGAATCAATTTCTCAAGCTGTTAAAGCAGGTCGTGAAGGCAATCAAGCGTTTTTGCAAAATATTCGTGGTGAAGTGCCTGCAATGGATATATTAGACCAAGCTAAAGATGCGTTGGCTAATATGAGAGCGGCTCGTAGTCAGGCTTATCGTCAAGGCATTACAACAACTATGCCTGACCTTGAGATTCGTGCGGGTAAACCATTGCCAAAAGTGCCACCACGCTTAGATTTTGCACCAATTACAGGCAAACTTGATGAGGTTGTAGAAAGTTTAAAGGTTAAAACCCCAACAGGTTCACAATTTAAAATTGGTTCTGCTGAACTTAACAAAATTGAAGAACTACAAGATGTTGTCAAAACATGGCAAAAAGACCCTGCATTACACACCGCAGAAGGGCTTGACGCATTAAAACAGCGTTTAGATGCCTTATATCCTGATAGCCCCGCACAAAAGCAAGTCCAACGAGCAGTAACTTCTGTGCGTAATACCGTCAAAGATACGATTGTGGCTCAAGACCAAAACTACGCAAAGACTATGAAAGCGTATGAAGAAGCGTTAAGCCTTGAGCGTGAGATTGAAAGAGCGTTGTCTTTAGGCAACAGAAGTGCAGCCGACACCGCTATTCGTAAACTACAGTCTTTGACCCGCAATAATGCCAATACTAACTACGGTTATCGCATGGAATTGGCTAAAGCATTACAAGAACAAGGTGGTCAAGATTTGATGCCTGCATTAGCTGGTCAAGCACTAAGCTCATTTACCCCAAGAGGATTGGCTGGGCAAGGCGCAGCATTAGGTATTGGTGCTGGTGGTGCGTTGACTGTAAACCCTGCCGCATTAGCCGCACTTCCATTAACTAGCCCACGATTGGTTGGTATGGGTGCTTATGGTTTAGGCAGAGCCACACGAAATATTCCAAAACTAACAGACGCAGAGCTAAGAAACATGGCTCGTATGTTGACTACACAAGGCGTACAAGGAGCAATCAATGAGTAGAAACGGGTCAGGTACATATTCCCTACCTGCTGGTAATCCAGTAGTTAGTCAAACAGTCATATCGTCAACATGGGCTAATAACACCATGAACGATATTGCTTCCGCACTTACGGGTTCGGTAGCAAGCGATGGTCAGACCCCGATGACTGGCCCATTAAACATGAATAGTAATAAGGTTACAAACCTTGCTACTGGTACAGTCAATGGCGATGCTATTAATTACGCTCAATTTAACACACCTACTTTTGGTGGGGCGGTTGTTTGTTCTTCTACTTTAACAGTTACTGGAGCTACTGCATTAAATAGCACCCTATCAGTCGGTGGTAACACCACAGTTACAGGAGATGGAACATTTAGCGGTAATTTAGCGGTAAACGGCACAGGTCAAGTAAAACTGCCTAACGGCACGACTGCTCAACGCTCGGCTACCCCTGCTGTAGGTTCAATTCGCTATAACACCACATTACAGACTTTTGAGGGATATTCGACTTATAGCGGTCAAACCATTAGTTCGATTACAAATAGCACAACTACGGCTACTTTAACAACTGCCGCCAACCATAACTTAACCACAGGTGCTTTTGTAACAGTTAGCGGTGCTACACCAAGTGCGTATAACGGCACTTTTAGCATTACTGTTACAGGCGATACAACCTTTACTTATACGATGTTGACCGACCCCGCAGGCTCAGCAACGGTTGTAGGTTCTTATAAAGTAGGCGTATGGGGTCAAATTGGCGGTGGAGCAACGGGCAATGGCGGTGACCAAGTATTTGTGGAAAACAGCCAAACGGTGACCGCTTCTTATCAAATTCCTGCGGGAAAGAACGCATCAACTGTTTCACCCATTACAATTAATAGCGGTGTCGTGGTAACTGTACCAAGCGGTAGTCGCTGGGTCGTTTTATAAGGAAAATATATGTCTATTGTCTTATTAGGCTCAACTAGCGGAAGTATTACATTACAAGAACCAGCCGTTGCCGGTACTAATACTTTAAATTTACCTGCCGTTACGGGAACACTGGTTGTTGCTGGTCAAAATAGTGCGATTACTGCTGATACTGCTAAAACAGCTACTTCTACTTCTGTTGACTTTACTGGTATTCCTAGTTGGGTTAAACGAATTACTGTTATGTATAGCGGTGTCTCTACAAACTCAACTAGTGCTTTATTAGTTCAAATTGGCAGTTCTGGAACTCCTGTAAACACAGGTTATGTTGGTAGTGTCGCTGGTATTAACGCAGGTACAACAGCTACTGCAACTTTATCGGCAGGATTTAATTTAAATAGAACAACAGTAGCCGCTGATAATTATCAAGGAAACATAGTTATTACTAATCTTACAGGCAATACTTGGACAGCATCTTGGACTAGTTCTAATCAAACAACAATTACTACTGTTGGTGCTGGTCAAATAGCATTAAGCGGAACACTAAATATAGTTCGCTTTACATCTGTAACGCCTGACACCTTCGATGCTGGCACTATTAACATTTTGTATGAATAAGGAATAACTATGTCCGTAACCTTAAACGCATCCACATCAAGCGGGTTAGTATCCACCGCAGATACCTCTGGAACAATTGAACTACAAAGTAATGGCACTACTAGACTAACAGTAGCTTCAGGCGGTGTTACTGCTAATAATTTAACCGCTACGGGAACATTTGGTGGTGGCGTAATTACTAGCGGAACTGCGGTTAATGCCGCAACAGGAAGTCCAACAAGTATTGACTTTACTGGAATACCTAGCTGGGTAAAACGAATTAGTGTTATTTTTGCTGGCGTTTCAGGAAGCGGCACAAGTGATGTTTTAGTTCAAGTTGGAATTAGTACTGGTGTAGTTACTTCAGGTTATGTTTCTACATCGATTAGTAGCGGTGGTGGAACTGGTGCTTCTACTGCTGGATTTATTATGCGAAACGCAACGGCTTCTAATACCATGTCAGGAATAATGATAATTACATTGTTTGATACTAACGCATGGGTTTCAAGTCATAGTGCTAAAAACTCTACCACAATAACTTGTAATGGTGGGGGTAATGTTACAAATATCGGTGGCACATTAGACCGCATCCGCATCACCACCGTAAACGGCACAGACACCTTTGACGCTGGCACAATCAACATTCTTTACGAGGGCTAATATATGGCAATTACAATCTCAGGCGATAGTCCTAATTTTAGTGCCGCAACTATTACTACTTTAACAAGCACAACTCTTTCAAACGGCACTAATAGCACTTCAACCACAAATGCTATTCAAGGAAGTGCAAAGGCTTGGGTAAATTTTGATGGCACAGTAGCAACACCTTCTACAATTCGTAGTTCTTATAATGTAAGTTCTATTACTAAAAATACAACTGGCGATTACACAATTAATTTTACAAATGCAATGCCTAATGTTAATTATGCGTTATTAGGTACATCAGGCTTTACACAAGGTGGCAGCACAACATCAATGGGCGTAGTTTCTATTCGTGGTGGTTCTTACGGGCTTACAACTACAACGGCTTCTATTGCAACTATGTTTGCCAATGGTTCTGCTCAAGATAACGGCACAATTTGCGTATCAATTTTTAGTTCTTAAAGGATAAATCATGTCACAAGTAATTATTTTTACAAACGAAAATGGCGGTGTATCTGTTTGTATACCTACTGGTGAATTGCCTATTGAAGAAGTGTTAGCTAAAGATTGCCCAGTAGGTGCAGTTATTGTCAATGCTGATTCTTTGTCATCAGACCAAACTTATTTTAATGCTTGGGAATTGGCTGACGATGTAGTTTCTGTAAACTTTGACAAAGCCAAAGCCATTACCAAAGACCGTTTGCGTTCCGAGCGTAAACCTTTGCTAGAAGCTCAAGATGTAGCATTTCAGCGAGCCTTAGAAAGCGGTGCTGATACAGCTGAGATTGTGGCTGAGAAACAGCGTTTGCGTGATATTACTAAGCTAGTTGATGACGCAACTACCCTTGATGAACTAAAAGCCCTAAAGGTGTAATTATGTTTATTATTGATTGGGTATTCGACAAAATGGGCTACACCAAAAAAGTGTATTGGGCTGATGTATTTAAAACTTTTGATTGCCCAAAACCCGTTAAAAAAGTTGCGACTAAACGGAAAAGTCCTGCAAAAAAGTCGCCAGTAAAAACGGTACGCAAGAAAGCATGATATGAAGTACATTGATACACTTGACCAAAATCAAGTTAAATCTTTGTTTGACTACAAAGATGGTCATTTGTATTGGAAAAAAAACGGCAAAAAAGCTGGCTATTTAAGACCAACTGGCTATTATTCTGTTGAAGTAAATGGCAAAGGTCTTATGTTGCATAGACTTATTTGGATTTACCATTACGACAAGCCTAACGCATTTATTGACCACATTGATGGTAATAAAACAAACAATGTAATAGAAAATTTACGGCTTGCAACAAAAAATCAAAATTCATACAACAAAAAAATACATCCAAACAATAAATTAGGCGTTAAAGGTTTAAGGCTAAGAAAAGACAACAACAAATATGAAGCAAGAATTTGTGTCGATGGCAAAAGATTAGTATTGGGTGGCTTTGACGATTTAGAACTTGCTGAACTTGTTATTTTTGAAGCGAGGGACAAATATCATGGAGCTTATGCAAATCATGGTTGATGAGTTTAAATATGGCAAGTTAGTTGCCCAAGTGGAGTCCATGGAAAAGAAGGTTGACACCATGGAAGCCGATATTAAAAAA